CGACTTCGATGTTTGGGTAGGTTGAGGTAGAGCCTGCAGCACGTTCAACAGCGCAGAATCTCGACCACTCCGACCAATAGATTTTGTTGCGCTTCCTTCGCTGGTCTTCCTTGACGTTATCCATGCCCTTCTCTTGCCCTTCCTGCTTGTCTGGGATTAGCACCAGCTCATATTCGTTGCGGTATTCATTGCCGTTGGGAAGCGGGCTGTAAACGCCAAATGATGTGGAGCCTGATGGATTGCGGGTGCCTGAGAATGCAGTCTTTTGACCCCCCTGCCAATTGATAGAGAAGGCATCACTCTGATCTAATGGCTGGGCTTCACCCTCTGGATATCGTCGATGGTCTTTTGAAATATCGTATTCACGGCCTACTGGCTCTTCCCAGAGTCTCCCACCGTTTGGTGTGAAATAGAGAGCTACTTTGCCAGAGTTTAGATTTTCTAGGGCGTTGTCACCTATCGCGTAACCCGCATAGTCTGGTTCCTTCTCAAAATGACCTGCTGACAACAACATCAATGCTCTGAGTTGTTGGCCGGTGCCATAGCTCAGCAGTTGGGACCAAAGCAGCTGAGCATTTACGCGAACGCCTCCTTTATTGAATTCGCGGCGGCAGAACACTAATGGGACGGTGCTGCCCAGGCTGGCCAGCGTCTGGACTGAATCAAATGCGTTGGTTGGGCTGAATCTTTTGGGACCAATTTTGTCGTCTGTGTTGAGCGTGGAAAGCTGCTTCCGCTCAGATGGCTGCCTGGGTTTGGGGGTGAGCAGTGAAGAGACTGCTGTTAGGGCGATACCGATTACAAGGTTGATCGCAATGATGACTAGGGCGTCATTCTTTACATCAGGAATATGGTCATATTCTTTGGTTCGCTGGCCGTTGTAGGAAGCGGTTAAATCACAAAAATGCCAATATTCATCCGGGGTTAGCTCTAATGACTCAATGATCTGGGTTTCGATCGGCAATAAAGTCCGTCGAATTGCAAGGCCGCGCTGGGCGTCCATCGCACCACCAGGGCGTCTGAAAAGTTCAGCCATCCGTAGTCCCAGTAAACAGCCATTCCAAGACCGCCATCGACGCCTTTACATAGACCAACTGAGCCGAGTCTAGGTGACGCAGTTCGGTTGCCCCAGCGACCTAGCTCCTCTCGAAAAACTTCATAGTCGCGGTTTTTAATCCTTCGATACCAGGATCGTTTTGCTGTGGGGGTTGGGATGCCGTAGCTGGTCAGGACCGTCTGGCACAGACTGAGACAGTCTGCGGTTCCGTGTTGTTGCGGGTTGCTTCCCAACCTGTATCTCATGCCGATCAGCTCAATCGGATCCATCAACGGTTGGCAATCTGCCCAGTGGTCGGTAGGGCACCCACCATCTCGCTGGTCAGAACGAGGTTCGGGACGGTGGCTCCGACTGCATCGACTGCGCTGCTCAGAGTCACCTCGACCGCTTCCGAGTCATAGGACAGGCCCACCGCTAACCAGCTTTCAGTGCTGAGAACTTTCTGGACAGCCCAGCTTTCGTTGTCCATCAGGCACGTTGCCACCCGAACTGTGACCCGACTTTCAACCGCATCAACCGCATAGGTCACCGCGATTTTGTTGTTCGCCAGAACCAGTGCTGATTCCAGGTTGTCGCCGTTTTTAGTGACGGTCGCTCCCTGATAGAGGAAGGGCAGGTAGAGGTAGTCCTTCGCCGCTTTGTCCCATGCGTGGTTGTGTTTGATGCCTCCCATTACGGCGTTTTGGAAGCGGCCAATTCCCTCCAGGCGGATGAATGTGGCAATTGAGATCAGACTGCTCATACGCCGATCCGGCTCCGTTGCGACCTGCTATTTCGCAGGGTGTTCATGGTGCGGGCCTGGCCCTCTCGTGCTCCGGCTTTGGCTGCCGAGGAGATCAGCTCCGGCACTGCCGACTTCGGCACATAATCGTCACCGTTGAATCTCAGCTGCGGGCCGGTGTAATTCACATTGATTGGTGCGCCTGGGCCGCTGCTGCTGCTGTTGCCTGGGCTGTAGGGGTTCCTCGATGTGTGATCAATGACGGTCTCCTGCGGGTGCAGGATCGCTGGGAATCCACCCTGGCCATCAACGCCCCCGGCTCTGGCACCGCCGCCGGTATAGCCGCCACCGGAGAACGTCGCGGCTTTGCCGATGTTGAATGCGCCTGGATTGCTGACTCCAGGGGCTCCGCCTCCTCCGCCTCCGTTCAAGATCGCGCTGAGCAGCATGTGTACGGCCTTATTGACCAGCAGTTGCGTTGCTTGTCTGATTAACTCCTGGCCGATGCTATCGAGCATCGAGGCGAAGGCTTCCTCAACTGTGACCGTGCCTTTGATAAAGCCGATAATCGAATCGGCAAACGCACCACCCAGTTCGGTGCGAATCAACTCCGCCGTGTTGATGATCATCTGGTCGGTGTTGGTGAAGCTGTCTTCGAGCGCGTCCATGTATTGCTTTATTGGATCCATATTGTTTTGACGTGCTGCAGAGAGCTTCGTTTCCAGGCCCGTTAGAGCATTCTTCTGGGTGTCATCGAGATCTTCGTTTGCACGGATACTTTGCAGCGCATCCTCCAGACGAAGTTGTTCCCTCATCTGCTCGGTCTCGGCTGTCTCATATCTCAGCGCTTCTTCGAGGGAGTTCTTCTGCTCGTTAAAGGCTTTGAGCTTGTCGGCAGCGGCTTCGGATGCTTCCTTGTTCGTTTCCCTCTCTAGTTTGAGAAGCTCATGAGCAGCGTCCGCTTTGATCTCGCCTAGGTCAACATTAAACTTGTCTACTAATACTTGGCGGGTTGCAGCGTCTTCAATTCCTTCTAGCTCTTGCTTCATTCTGGCACGAAGGTTGATCTCTTCCTTTAAGGCATTTAACCTTATTATTTGTGCCTTATTCCCCTCAAATTCTGCCTTACGAAGTTGCTCTGCTAAAACAACCAATTCTTTCTTCGTAATCAATTCTGCCTGTTCGGCCTTTAACTTCGACTGAACACGTTCATAAGCAGCGGCGGCTGCTTTTCCCTTCTTCTCCTCTGCTGCTAGTTCGGCAGCTGTTTTACCCTCTGGCGTCTCGGGTGGTTTGGGGTTTAAGGGATCACCAGAGGGGGTTTGTGTGCCTCGTAGCCTCTTCAATCGTTCTTCTGCCTTTTTGAGGTTTTTCTCTTGCGCTTGGACCATGCGTTCTACGGTGTCAATTTCCTGCTGAGATACGCCGAACAAAATATCCTTACCCCCTTGTTCCTTATGATCAAGCTTCATCTGTTCAAGAGTGGACCTAGTGTTTTCAAGGGCGGCTCTCGCTGCCTGAACTTGCCCTTCTATACCTTTGTCGACCATGTTATTCCAGGCGTTTGCGGCTCTTGTTGCCTGTTTTACTATTATGTCTGCCAAGGTAATAAACATATTGCCTATGCCGGTAAGAATCGGGCCTAGCGCTTCTTTTAGATTGCTCATACTCTTTTGAAGACGGATTGCTGCAGCGGAAGGGGCGCTTGCGATTTTCTCGGCGTCGTCTTCATATTTAGTGAGTAGGTATCTGACGAACTCCTGGAAGTCTTGCACTGTAATTTTGCCCTTCTTCATTTCTTTATCGAGTTGGCGGGTGCTCATTTTTGCAGACTCTGCGAATAAGCCAAAGGCACCTACAAGGCGCTCCCCGAGTTGACCTCGCAGCTCTTCTGCCTGAACAGAACCCTTGCTGAATACTTGCTGGGTCGCTAACATAATTCCCTGCAATCTTTCAGCGTTGCCTCCTAGTGCGAGGTTGGCTGCTGCCAAACCTCGATAGGCTTCTTCCACTTCTCCAACATTAAAACCATTTACCCTCATTGATGCATTCAACTTCGTAAAGGCTACCGTCACATCATCAATAGGAACTAGGAAATCATCTGATATTCCACGAATTGCTTCTAAGGCTTGTGCATATTCGTCTGACGTTGCAACTGTATTTGCCAGTGCAATGCGCGAAAGATCTAACTGATTGTTGAACTTGGTGACGTCAGCGGTCAGTCCCACTAGAGCCACACCCACACCAACTAAACCACCAGCAAGGGCACCCGCTGCTACTGATCCACCGCTTAAGCCTGCAACCAGGCCGCCGGTAACAGCATCACCAACTACGGGAAGGTTGCCAGCAGCAGAGGCTAAAGCAACGCCGCCGCCTGTCATGGCACCTTTCTTCCACATAGCAAATCTTTTTTGATTTGCCGCTGTTTTGGCTTGCGCTGCTGCTAAATCTTTCTCATTCTGAACGGCTATTTTGCCCAGTCGGTTAGATTCAGCCTTTAATTTATTATAGTTCTCCTGTTGCCCTGCGATTGATCGTACTTGTCGACTTATCTTTGAATTATTGTCTGACAAAGTTGCACTAGCTTCTGCATTTGCTACATTGCGCTCTTTATACAACTTCTCTTGCTTAGGTATATCTCTTGTTATCTCTTTATGTCGTTTATCGACCTTTGCTACTTCTGCACTAATAGCCTTCCATGTTCTGAGAGGGCCTTGCATGTTTGACTTATTCTTTGATCCCTTAGCCCTTTCATTTTCTGCTTTGGTAGTCGCCTTAATCTCTTTTGCTAAAGCTTTTCCGCGCTTCTCTATGAGTTTAAGTTCCTCGTTTAAATCTTTCAGTCTACCTTTTGCTGCATCTTTCAAACTTTTAGTCATTTTAACTTGCCCACTAACAAAGCGATTCTTATCTTCGAGATTTTTTACGTCTTTCATCTGCCGTACAATCTTTGCATCTTTTTCTATAAACTTACTCCGAGCGATACTTGCCTCATCATAACTTTTAATTACTTTTGCATTAGCATCTATTTGTGTATCTTTCAACTTTTCTATATTCTTAAGCTCTTCAGCATCTAGAGCCGCTCTGACTTTCGCTCGATCTTCCTTAAATACAGCGGATCCAGCCAGAACACCAGCAGTGTTAAGCCCACCACCACCACCACCAAAACCTGCTGCTGATGCTTTTGAGCCTGATGCTTTATCAGTCGTGGTTTTAAGTTTGACCTCGACGGTGCGGCCCAGTCGGGCGATCTTCGCCTCTAAGTTTTTAATGGCGGTGGTCGCACCTTTGGTGTTGACCTTCAACGTCTGAACTTTGCTCTTAAAGTTCAGCCCCTTCTGGATCGCTTTGACTTTGCTATTTATCTTGGTGAGCTGCTTATCAAGGTTGGTCAGCTCGTTCTTGCCGACAACCCCGATCCTGATATCGGCTGAATAATTCGCCACCTAAGACAGCCGACTTAACTAGGCCACACTCTACCTACCTCCTCTGCGCTGAGCAGCCTTCATCGCGGCCTCTTGGCGCCGGTTGATCACAGAGAAATAAGCCGCCCATCCGAGCAGCTCTTCCATAGTGATGCGCTGGTGTAGCTCCTGGACGGTGTAGCCAAGCTCTTTGGCCACACCGAAGCTGAGCATCAGCCAGTTGTCGTTTTCTAGGTCTTTCTCAAACGCTTTTCATATCTAGTTCTTCTTCCTCTTGCTCTTCAGGAGACTGGATGACGGCGAGCATCAGGCTCTGCAGATCGGCGTCTCTCACTTCGTTCTTGAGAAGCGCTACGTCGCCAGGGGCAAACATTCTGCTGCCGTTGGAGTCGGTTGCTTTCTGAACAACCAGCTGCAGGGCGAACTGGTTGATGTCCTCGCTCTTGGCGTCTTTTTGTGCCCGTTCCCGCTCGCTCATGGTGAGCGGTTTGCAGAAGAACTCGAAGATGTCCCCGTTTGCGAGGGTGACTTCGCGCTTCGCAGACTTGAGGTTGGCGGCTTTTCTGAGTCGATCGATCGCTCTGTTTCCCGCTGCCATGGAGTGGTAGTTACTTAACTGAGTTAAGTGTACTCTAAAAAGGTAAGCCCCGCCTACCTGACGGGGCTAGGTAAGTATCAGAGACTGAATGCAGTCGGCTGACCTGACAGTGCGAAGTTGACGGTCGCAGTTGTCACCTCGTCTGGAGTGACAGAGAAGGAGAATCCGAGGATTGTGATTGGACCTTCAATGTAAGAAGAGGCAGTGTTGTCGATGTTCCCACCAGCACAAACGGTGTTGATGTAGAGGCGGACTGCAGCGCCGTCTTGCTGAGTTTTCAGGGAGGAATTGAGCAGGCGAGATGCCATAGAACTCTGATCCTCGGTGAACTGAACTTCCAGCGTGCCGGTGCTATCGATGTAACCCGCTTGATAGGTCTTGAATGGTGCCAGTCCGTTAGTGTCGCTGCCACATCCGCAACTCAATGATGTGGTTTCAAGCTGACCACGATCAAGTGAGAGACTGAAATTTGTGACATTGCAGACTGAGGTGAAATCACTCAGCTGCATGTTGATATGGCCCGTACTATTGGCACCTCCCGTGCCTCCATCACCATCGAGTTCAACAGCAGTCGTTGGCGCTGAGGCCAGGGTGACTGTCACTGTCCAGGGAGCCGCAGTTGTTGCTGCTGTGATCAGATAGGCAGTCTCGTTTCCGGTGGTGCTGGGGGTTAGACCTGTATCCAGTTGGCCGCCATCTTCCTCCCAGAAGGTGACTTGATCGCCAACGATGAAACCGTGCCCTGCTGGCACCGTGATCACCGCAGCTGCAGCTTGGGGAAAGTCATCATGATCTTCAAGGCACACTGTTGTGCCAGCGGGTTTGAACGCAGCTGATCCGCTGCTCCCGCTTAATACCGTTTCGCCACACGCGACAGGCATGAGTCTTTAAATCGAAGGACGTTCGGGCGTCATTCGGGCTGAGGCACTGCCTCTATATCAATTCTACGCGGTGTATCTCGCTGAGATGGCAACCGACAGCCGCACCATATAAAAA